CGCCGCTTTTTCTGCCTTGATTTGTTCTGCGGTTTTTCCTCCGCCGGGTGCGCTCGCTCCTCCAGCTTTGCCGGAGTCTTCTTTCTTTCCTCCGCCGAATCCCGGAATAGATATTTTTTTATCTGCTAATTTATCCATTCCGTCGCTTACTTCGCGTATTTTGTTAGCCGCGTCAGAAGCGCCTTTTGCAATTCCTTTTGCCCAACCCATTCCCGGAATCTTTGAGAATAATTCAATCATTTTTGCTATTGCGCCAACAATATAACCAACCGCGTTTAGAACAATTTGCAAACCTTTAACAACTATTTTGCGGAAAGTTTCAGAATGGTTCCAAGCCAAAACAAATCCTGCAACCAATAGCGCAAGTCCAGTAACGATTAGCCCGATTGGGTTATTTCGCATAGCCGTATTTAACAACAACATTGACGCCGCCATGCCGTTTGTAGAGGCAATAGAGGCTAGTTGCGCGCCTTTCATTAAAGTTGTCGCTACTGTCCAAGCCGTTGATACTGTTTTACTTATTACCAGTATCGCGTTATACGCTTTAATTGCTACTACGCCCGTTAAAATAACCGCCGCGAATGCCGCAATTGCTTCTTTGTTTTTGCTTAACCAGCCAAATAGCGGTGCTAGGAACTTGTTGTATAGGTCGCCGATTATTTTTCCTATATTTAATAAAATAGGTTGCAAGTTTGTAATTAAATCTCTTGCGAAATCTTGAACTTTATCTTTAGCCCGGCTTACTGCTCCGGCGAATGTATCTCCGGCCGCCGCCGCCGCGCCTCCGAATTCTTTATTCATTTCTGCGAGAATAATCTTTTGCGCGCCCATAGTGTCGCCAGCTTCAACCATGGTTTTAATCATTTCTTTTTGGCTAGCATCAAAACTTACGCCCACGCGCTGTAATGCGCTCACGCCTTTAATTGGGTCGTTAAGTGCCTTGCCCAGTTGAATAGCCGAGGATTGCATATCTTGGCCTAGCGCTACTGAAAGGTCTAGAGCCGCTTGTGTTGTTTGATTAAATATATCGTTGCCAGCTCCGGCAACATTTCGGATATTTGTGAATGTCGCAATAACATTTTGCCCGTTAAGAATTAAATTTTCATCTACCGCTGAAATCTTTTCTAGCGCTGACGCGTTTTCTTTTAGGCTTGCTACGCTAATTCCCGCAATATTTCCGGTTGATTTAATAACCGCCGCAGTCTTATTTAGTAATACTTCGTAGTCTTGCGCGTCTTGTATCGCTCCGGTGATTGCGCCTTTAATCATGTTCAACCCGGTAACCATTGCGTTACCCGCGAACACACCCGCCGCCGTAGACTTAAATCGTTCTAGAAATCCGCTTTGCTTTTCTACTGTTGCTCCGAATTGCGCGAAATTGCCTTGCAATTGTTGCATTTGAGAGGCAATTTTTGCGGTCTCTAATTGTAATTGTATGAGGACTGGAGGAATTGTCTCTGACATTTTTATCCCCTATACCTAGACCGGAACGCGTTTGTAAATACTCGGTTTAGGGTTCCGTTACCAATTAACTTTCCGGCCGCCGGTATGAGGTAAGGATACCGCTTACCCTTCCACTTTGGGTGGCCTAATTCAACTGCGCGCGCGTATTCTACTGTCGGACCAACTGTTGCAATATAACTTCCGAATCCATATCTAACTTCGGTTGTAATACTTCGTCGTAAAGTTCCTGTAACCACATTTGGACCCGGACCAGTTCCCGGGATATGGCCTTCTCCTCTTTTGTGCGTTCCGGTGTTTGCGTTTTTCTTCGCTTCTCTTTCAAGGGCAAATCCAGCTTGCGCAATTCCGTATTCCGCCGCTTCCATGACATTTTTTTCAAACGCTGTTAGCCCATGCATTACTTGCGAGAGGTTGCGAACAACAACTGCACCCATTTAATTACTCGCTCGTTCTGCCTTCTCGACTTTAACTTCTTCTACCGCCACCGCTATTGCTATCAGCCAATCTGCCGTCTCAGCTGGCAGGTTATCTACTTGTTCAGGAGTCCAACCGAACCGGTCAGCCATCTGAAAGTAATACCAATGGTCATCAGGGTAATCGAAACTTTCATGACGAACTCCGCCTGATATGACCCATTTTAGCCGTTCTAGCTGACGGTATCCGCTTTTGGGTCTGCCTCGTTAGCCTCTGTTTTTGCCAGCGATGGGAATAGAGCTTTTTGTGCGTCTTGTGTTGCTTCTACTAGCGCGTCGTAATCTTTTACTTCTAATTCGTCTAATGAATCAATTTTAACGCTTGGAATAATTAAGTCGAATGACCATTCTTCTACCAGCATTGCAACAACCGCATCGCCTAGCGCGAGCGCCTTTGCCAATTCTCCGGTTTCGCTGTCTCCAGCTTTCATTACTCTTTTGCGGTCTTTAACGCGCAGTAATGATGGGTCTTTTAATGTTACTTTTGCGCCTGATGGGAGCGTGATTTCTTTTTGCATTCCTGCCTCCTGTTTAGTTGCCTTCCGTTTATCTTACTGTAAATCTAGGGAGTAGGTAGGGGGGAGACCGGGAAGGCGTTCGGTCTCAACCTTACCTACCTACTCTTGGAGATTAGTTTATGCGTATGTTCCGCTTGCTTTCGCATTCTTTAGAACCCACTTGATAGGTGAATACCCTGCGCTTGCTCCTGCGTCAGTTGTATTTCCTTGTCCGTTGATGTCTACTGAAATTTCAACGAAATCAGAACCGCGTTCAATAGCCGCCGCAACATAAGCACCCTTTGTCAGAGTTGCTTGGATTTGAACTGCGGTTGCTCCTGCGCCGTATGCCCAGTTAAGGACAATTGCAGGTTGAGTATTTGTTAGGAAGCGTGTTAATTCTGTGTCAGCTTCCATAACGAATGTAATCTTGCCGGTTACTTCTAGCGCTCCGAGGAACACATTGTAAGGGTTTTGTGTTTGGCTAATGCCGTAAATTGGAGTTACTGGTCGCTTCATGCTGATTTCGCCGCTTACGCTGTTTGAAATTGAAGAACCGCCAATAGTTACTGTTCCCTGCCAAACCGGTGTAGGCAATACTGTTGAGAATGATGGAGTTGGTGTAGACGCTGTTGCGCTTGCCCAACCTGTTGTCTTTGTGTCGAATTCCAACATTCCGTCAGCATTAAACTTTAATGTGAAGTCGCTGAATTGGCAACCCGGATACGCGCGAACTGCCGCCGCGTAAAAGTCTGTAAGTGTGTATGAAATCGGTTGAGCATCTGCCGCCGCTACTGCACTATTCTTCAAAGAAATAGTATGTGTGTATGGTGCGCTTGCTCCTGATGTAGCTACATCGCCAAGTAGGCCGGCAATCGCATATCCAACTGTATCTGCGAATACTGAACCGCCGAAGTCGTATGTTGAATGAGTGCGGCCGGGAATGTAGTTGTAGTTCTTAACTAAAGAACCGCGTAGGCCTTCGTCATAGAGCGGGTCAATTACATCAACCGGCTTTAGACTTGACGCCATTACTGGTAGGAAATCAGTTGGTGCAACTGGAGTTCCTTTTGTTGCTTCTTTCGCAATTCCTAAGTAGGAACGAACGGAATTTTGGACGGACATTACTTCACCTCTTCTGCGGTAGAGTCAGACGCGGCTGACGATGTTATTGGTGCTGATGGTGTTGGTGCTTTTGTATTTTTTGCGTCGTCAAAAGACTCACCGGGTTTTAGAATGACGCCAAGCGTAGGGTAGACGCGCTCGTCGCTTCCTTCGTTTGTGATTTTCATGTTTCTCCTATGCTTGTATCATTTCTGTTACATCGAATTGTATCTCAGCGAATGTCTCCGTCGCTCCGCCTTCATTTGTAGCCGGCTCGCCGTAGGTTGTATTTATCTCCGGCTCTGCTCCTTGCCAAACTAGCGTTCCCGTCGTATCCCCGAAATTATGGTCAGCTCGTAATCTGTTTTTAATGCTGTCTATCAGCGTATCAAACGAAGCCATTGCCGCTTCCGGATTGCGCTCTAATGAATGCTGGTAGACCTGCAAAATTATTGAGTAGTCTACTCTTTTCCAGCCGTTAGTTGCTCCACCTATGGCAATACGCTTTTCGCGCTCGCTTTCAATAAAGATAACTACTGCCGCTCGGCTTAATTGGCCAGCTTGCGAATTAACTTGGTAGTTAATGCGCTTTGGAAACGATGTAAATATCTGATTTAGGTTTGTAATGCTTCCGGTGTTTAACCAGTTGTATAGCGTCGCCCGGACGCCGGTTCTTCCTGCCATTATCGAATCCGTCGGTATAGGTCAAGCATTCCTATTGCTATGGCCATTTCGCTTCCGAACTTTTCGGCTCCGGTTTGGTAGCCGGAAGGTTTTGTTGTAATGCTCATGGTCAATGAGTTGTCTCCACGCACCTTCAAAAACGCCGTTGTAACGAGGATACAAGCCTCTTTAATTGTCTGCGGTAGATTTCCGAATGCAACGCCGCTAGCGTGTGTATAGGCCAATGGAGCCGTTAATGGAACTGTTGTAGAGCCGTAGGTGTAGTTACTTGCGACTGTTGCCCGCTCGCTGTTTGCTCCGTCGTAAATTCTTAGTTGCATTCCGGCCACAATTCCGTCAGCCGTTTGGACTGTCATCGTGCTTTGTGTTGCCGTTGCGCTCGCAATCAGGTTATTAACATATCCCGAAGTGTAATTATAGGTAACGAATACTTGTTGTCTTGGAGCCGCGCCTACGCCGAATGAGAGAGCGCCTTGTGAAGAATAAGTAGTGGCCAGCTGGGAAAGTGGAACAATTATTTGCTGGTCTTCGAACCATGCCTTTGATGGGTCGCCTAGCGCAATTAAGTTGTTAGGGTCTGTTCCGTAAGAAAGACTTTGTAGCGAAATAACCGGGTTATTGTTTGGGTGTATCGCTAGGTAGCCGCTAGAAGTTAATCTTGTTCTTTGGTTTTCTACTTGTGTAGAGGCATTTAGGTTTTGGTTCAAGTATTCGTCCATGAAACTTGACGCCCGGAGAATAACATTTGTTAATTCCGCGTCTTGTGCCGCCGCGTTTCCGCCTACTACTAAGTTGTCAATGTCAATTGCTGTCGGAGCGTTCTTGTATTCAGCGAGCGTAATGTAAGGGTTCTCGTTAAACGGGTGTTGAGTTGTTACTCCGGTCGCCATTTTTTAATCTCCGTCTTTAGTAATTCCCGAGCCGTTATCATGGCCGCAACGCCCGCATTTTGCGAACCAGCTTCCAAATCCACACTCTACGCAAGTGTATCCAAGATTTTCGCTGTTAGTTGTAGCGCCCATTAGCGAGGCCTCAATAAATCCTTCGGCCTTCATTGCCTTTGCGTCGCTATTGCTAACTGTGTAAATACCTTGCTTACTTGGTTTGTAAAGTCTGTTGCCTACTTGTGTTTCTCTTACGCCTTTGTCCGGCGCAACCATTCTTTTCGCCATTCCTTCTCCTTTTATGAAGAAGAGGGAGCGCTATTGCTAACGCTCCCCCTCCTGCCTTACTTGTTACGCAGAAACGATACCTGAAACTGCGCCGTTCCATGCTGGAGCGGTGCAGAAGAATGTTCCACGGAAGTATGTTGAGAATTCATAGGCGAATTGTGTTACTGGCCATTGAATACCCATGTAATCCTGAACCATGAAGTTAGACCAAACATCGCTAACCTCTGTATCAGGGATTGGAAGTGTGAATGAAAGAACTGGAGATACACCCTGTGGTAGCCATGGGTGAACTTCTAGGTCTACTGACTTACCAGTTACTTCGTTCTGCAAACCGGTAACGATTGAACCGTATGTGGTTCCGCCGCCTGTTCCCGGATTGTCAATTGTTAGACGGTAGTTTGCTGTTGAGCCTGACTTGATTGCGTCGGAAAGTTGCTTGCGGTCGTTTCCGTTTAACAATACTAGGTCAGGGTCAGCCTTTACTGAATCGTAAAGTGATGCAAATACTGTCTGATATTCCGCACCCGGATTAGAGGTTGAGAATACAGAGTTGATTTGGTTGTTGTAACCGGAGTTAGCACCAAGAACTGTTGGCAGAATTCCGTCGTAACCTGTTGCGTATGCAGATGTATCTGCACTAGCGCGAGAAGCGGCGGCTGTTGTTGTCTTGAATGGTGCTGTGTTTCCTGTTGTCTGAATTGAAGTAGCACCCTGAATTGTGAATGTGCCGGTTCCCTTTAGGGTTCCCTGATACTTCAAGTTAGCCGCGCCTGTTGTTGTTCCAACATAGATGTTGTAACCAAGTGCGCCCGCAACTGCGGTAGAAACTGTAACGGTAAGAACCGCGCCAGCGCCGACAACCTGTGATGTTTCTGTTCCAAGGATTGACTCACCAAAGCCTGAACCTGAAATACCAGCATCAGCTGTAACATTGATGTAGTAAGTAGTTGCGGCTAGTGCAGTCTGTGAACCTGAAGTAGATGGAGCCGCCTTTGTGAATGTAGGTGCTGAAAGTGCGCCCGCATATCCACTTGCTGTTCCGCGTGCCATCAACATCATGCGTTCTTCCATAAGCATTGTTGCGTATAGAGTTGAAGTAGATGAAAGTTGGCGTAGGTCTTGGTAACCCATTCCAGAGAAGTTAGCATCGAATGATACTGAATCTGAAAGTGAGTAAGAGTTGTAAGGAAGAATCAAATCGTCAGCGGCATAAGAAATCTTTGGACCACGCTCATAG